TGAAAGCATCCGGAAGCTCATCGAGGAAAAGGCGCGGCTGATGCTTACCGAGGCCGAGGAAGCGGAGCGACTTGCCAAGCAGGACTATGACGACGTCGCATACAAGTACAATTATGAGCGGAGCCGAACTGCGATGTACGGCCTCAGCGATGAACAGCTGTTCCCGGAGCTGAAAAAGCAGTTTGACGAGGCTGATAAACAGTGGCGCGATGCCAAGAGCAGGGCAGAAGAATACAGGCAGATATGCGCCGACATCTTCTCGGGCAAGTACTTCGATGGCGTCTCTTCCACAGTCTCCAGCACCGCGCAGTCTTCTGCGGCCGATTACTGGAAACAGTCAGCCGAGCAGGAGATCACCCAGGTTGAGCATCTCTATAAAATGGGTGAGATCTCTGCCGAGGAGTACTACCGCAGGCTCGAGGAGATAAACAAGCGCTACTACGAGAACCGAGCCGAGTATCTGACAGAGTATCAGAAGCTGGAGGAAACAGTTTACAGCGGGCTTAAAAAGCAGCAGGAGGAAGAACTGTCAAACACAAAGACACTCCTCGACCGTATCAATGCTGTCCGGGATGCAAGGCGTCAGCTGGAGGGAGCAGAGAACAAGCAGGTGAACGTCTTTTCAGCTGCAGCGGGTTTTCACACCGAGCAGGACACCGCAGCCATAGATAAGGCCGCAGCGGCCCTGCAATCCAAGCAGCTGGAGCTTGCATCCCTGCTTTCACAGAAGTTCGGTTTTGATATCAAGGCACCCGATCTGCAAGGATATGATCTGTCAAGCCTCCTGCCCGATCTTTCCGGGATGCGGCTGCCCTCGGCGGGATCCTCGAAGCAGCAGAACGTAAACGTCGAGTATCACGCAGGGAATATCTACATATCAGGCAATGCCGACAGCGGAACGGTGGAGCAGATCCGCACGCTGATGAACTCCGAAGCGCGGAAGTTCTTCGACGAGTATCTTTCAGATTATATCGACAGAGCCGACAGAGACCGGCAGACGGGAGGTCAGTAATGAGCAGATCAACTCTCAGAACGATTACAAATATAAACATAGACGGTCAGGCGCTGGATGCCACCGAAACTCACACGCTCTCATTCAAAGTCAACTGTGACAGCCTTTCGTGGATAAGTTTTTCGGAGTATGATAATACCGCCGGCACACACCGCACCTGGCATTACCCGAGAGGCGGACAGATGATCGCAAAACATAACGGAGAATATTTCTCCGGCAGCTTCGGCGGCAATGTCCCCGGCCTCGAATACTATCTCGGCCACGATTACACCGAGGTCCCCACGATCTTCCAGAACTACCCCGAGTCTGTTGAGCATCCCGAGAACACAGGCCCCGGAAAGTATGATGTACTGCTGGGATCGGGCAGGATCCAGCAGGATGCAACGGCTGCGGCAGAGGTAAATATCGGGAAGGACATCACGTCGATCATTCCCGCGGTTTATTACGGTGAAGAACCGAACATAAGACTGATCGGCGGCTGTATGTTGGAAATCGGCGGAGTCCAGACGCTCATAAGCAGCTACAGCAAGAATACCGGCATAGCAACGCTCGAAAGCGACGTAACAGTCACGGCGGGCACGCCTTTCAGACTTATATCCAACTACCTGGAATGCGAACCGTTTTTCTGGTACTGCCGAAGTGATCCCGAGGTGACGATCACCGCGGAATATGACGGCGTAAACTACCAGGGTGTGAAAGTAGAAGGAACATATGAGCAGGACGAAGACGTCGCTATGCAGTGGTATCGGTTCTCGTACAATAATGAGCAAGGCGACAAGAGTTTTTCATATACCTTCACCGATCTTTTTCCAACACCGTGGAGAACAGCTCCGCTTGCAGTTAACTGCACTGTTATGACGCAGGAAAACAAGAGCGTGCAGGTGAGCGCCGTCCCCGGATCGCCTCCGTTCAGGGGGAGTGCATCGGTCTCAGCCGAGGAAAATATAACAGCAAGAACAGTTAGGATCACGGGCTCGAACGACTTTTCGATCCCTCTGTTCATCTGGCGGGCAGAAGGCACATTCACAGACGCAGAAAGTATCGGAAATGCCGTGCTTGTAGGCATACTTGGTCACGGAAGCTATCTCGATGACTGCTTCGCTGAAAGCGGAAAAAACTATACCTACGTCGCAGCCAGCGTGCTGACAGATCCTGCGGTATGCACCATCACTGTCACATCCCGCCGTGTAAGAATCTCCAAGCTCCGCGAGGGCGAGAGATCATATCACAGGCGGAAATTCGACATCATAGGATCTATGTACTTCGATATCAACAGCGAGCAGTCCGATACAGACAGAGTACTCGGCACTCAGCTCATCGGCACGCAGACAGGACAGCCCTCGCCGATATATGATGAGACAGAGTATGAAAGCGGGAGCCTGACCGTGTTCGCAGACCAGCTGGGAGACATCTCCGAGCCAATCATAGACGGTATCGGACGTCAGTCGGCACTGGACAGTTTCCTGTCATACAAAGGGCCGTTCCTGATGCTCGACAACGCAGGGACTGCACGGATCGTAACTGTAACCTCTCTGTCGAGAGCGAGGGACTACAAGACAGGAATGACGGCATACACCATCGGCTGGGCAGAGATCTGCAGGACCGAGGAGGCGATGATATGATCTACACCGATTATATATCGCAGGCCTGCGAGGAACTTCTGTATAAAGACAGCGCCGTAAAGTTCTTGATACAGCCTTTGGACCACTGGGAGAATGCCTTGGGCGAGTACAGCGCCGAGATCGTCAGAAATGAAAGCAGCCTGACTGTCAACAAGGGGAACGGCTGCCGCAGGAGCCTTTCGCTGAAGCTCTACGACAAAGACGGCATCTTCACGCCAAACAAGAACTCGGACATTTGGTACAACAGAAAGATCAAGCTCCTGGCAGAACTCAGCGACGGTACCGACACTTACCGTTTCTCACAAGGGGTGTTCCTGTGCAGCGAAGCTCAGATCACTCGGGGGGCCGTAAGACTCTCTGGAGTCGATAAGTACGCAAACCTTAACGGTGAGTACAATGTCGGCACATTGAGTACTCCGTTTTCCACGGACATTTCGCAGGGAACGGTCTATGTCGGAGAGCTCATCCGCGAAGCTTTGCTCCGCGATATCGGGTGCGGGTATCCCATAGATCCCGTGCCTCCGCTTATAGATCCGTATTTCGACACGGAACCGCTGTATTCCGATATAGCTCTGTCGGCCGGCCAGCACTACGGAGATATCATCACCCGCCTTGCAGAGATGTATGGCGCTGACTGTTACTACAATCCCGCGGGGCATCTGGTATTCCAGCGCAGGCCCACATACAGCCGTCCGGAGTGGTATATGCACCTTGGGTATATCTACAGATACAAGGACCGCGACAAGACGGTGCAGGCAGGCTCGGAGGTGGGAACACACCGCTTTGACGGCGTCAACTGCGTTACTGTAGCCTCGGACAGCGTCAGCGGCGAGACAGTATCATACACTGCCAGAAACCTCAATGCTCAGTCGCCTGTCAACGTCGGAGCAGTCGGGGAGCGCTGGGCGGATCCGCCCGTTCGGTACATTTCCATAGGTGATACATCCTCGGGCGACAGCCTTGCTAAGTGCCGGGAGTATGCCGAGTATCTGCTGCTCCAAAGGACGCGGGACAGCGTATCAGAGGCTTTTACAAGCATATACCTCCCACATTTCGACGTTGACAAGGTGATACGCTATAAAGACGAGGATTTCGTCATAGACAGCCTGAGCATAGACCTGGGCAGCAGAGCAATGGGTGTCAAGGCATCAAATACAGCCTTTATGCCCTCAAACAGGAGCGTGATCGGATATGAATAAACTAAATGAGCTTGTGAGCAAGCTTGCGTCAGAAAGAATCAGTCAGATGCAGCCTGTGAAGCGGGAATCAGCCGTGGTGCTTTCGACGGACAGCTTACAGCGCAAGGCGAAAGTCAGGCTCACGGGCGGCACAGAACACGAACTGCTCAATAAATCCGGGGAAACGCTCACCCCGGGCGAGAGCGTATGGATAGAGTACCGCACGCTGCCCTCAAGCGGGTATATCGCTTTACGCAGCGGCGAGCCCGTGCCTCGCCGTGTCTATTCCACATCAGAACAGCGTATCGGAACCTGGATAGATGGCAGCGCACTGTTCGAGAAAACATACGTCGTATCACCCATCGGAGACAGCACCTCAAGGGCGGTCACCGTATCTCTCGGCATATCTTCCCTCGGAGAGATAGTTGAAAGCAGAGGACAGCTTATCGGATCGGGTTTTTCCCGGCCGTTGGAGTGTATGCCGATAGGCACCGACGGAGCCTCGGCCGTTCCCATCGATGCTACCTGTTACAGCCTGTCCGATACAGATCTGACAGTATATAACGGTACCACCGACCGCAGCAACTGCAAGGCTTATGTAACGGTCAGATATACTCGTTCATCGGGATATTCAGAGATCGAGTACATTCGCAGTACCGGGCAGCAGTTCGTCGATACAGACATTTATATGGATCTCAGCTCGCAGAGGATCGAATTCGACTGTATGTTCTCAAATTTTGAGCCTGTTGAAAATGATTATTTTTTCGGCGCCGGAACGGTGCTCCAACCCCGTTCGTCAAGCGGAAATTTCTTTATGTATATGATAGTGGACTCTGATCCGTTGAACCCTCAGCCTGTTGGAATGGGACAGTACGACGGCGGTACATATGCAGAAACATATTCATCCGCAAACACTTGGGAAACGCGGCATACCTGGGCATTGACGGGTGGAGCTCAGGCAATGTCAGTGTCGCCTGTCAGGATATTTGGTGTCAAAGGTGATGTCCCGGCCAACGACATAATTTTCAGCATCGTACAAATGACTCTATACAGCGCCAAGATCTATGACAACACATCCGGCACGCTTCTTCACAACCTCGTCCCCGCTCGGAGAGACACCGACGGCCATATCGGGCTTCTCGACAAGATCACGGGAAGCTTTTATGATAACGGCAGTTCAACACCGTTTGTCATCCCGACATAAAGGGGGTGAGAGCATGAAGTATATCATTATGCTGCTTATCGTGGTAGGTGCTGCGCTTACCGATTTTGTAACAGGCTACATAAAAGCCTACGGCACAAGCACAGTAAACAGCAAAAAAATGCGTATAGGCGGCCTCAATAAGGTCTGTGAAGTTTTCATTATGGGATCAGCCATAGGCCTGAACATCGGTCTCGAACAACTCGGGAGATACTATGACAGCCCTCAGCTGACAGAGATCTCAGGCGCGGTGACCGCATTCGGGGTGTTCATTTACATAATAGTAATGGAGATCGTCTCGGTGCTGGAGAACCTCTCCGAAATATTCCCCGATGCTCGGTGGATCGGGAAGCTTATCAAGCGTTTCCGCCTTATAGGCGATAATAAAGACAAGGAGGATGAAAAATGACCTACAACGAATTCGAGAAAAAGTATCTCGGGAAAGCCGTGGACTACGACGGTACAGCGGGCGTGCAGTGCGTGGATCTCGCCGATCAGTATTTAAAGGACGTCTTCGGGATCACCGGCGTATGGGTGCAGGGGGCAAGAGATTTTTATAACAACTTTGCGAGCTATCCTGCGCTTGTGAAAAGCTTTGACCGCATACCCAACAGCAGAGAGCTTGTCTGCCAGAAGGGAGACATTGTCATCTGGGGCGGCGGGACCTGGGGGCACGTTGCCATTGCAGACGGCTCAGGAAACAAGGATTGGTTCAGCTCGATAGAGCAGAACACCCTGGGCAAGCACGAACCAACACAGCGTGTAGAGCATCACTTCGCTTACAGCTACGGCGTGGACGGCTGTAATCCTGTGCTCGGAGTCCTTCGGGCAAAGGATCAGAGTAAGGTCCTCGGCGACCTGCCTGTACTTGACAAGGGCAGCTGCTATAAAAAGGGCGACAAGACCGTCGGTTCTCTCGCCGTGAAGTCTATGCTCAAGCTCGCAAAGATCATAAAGCTCCACAATATCACCGTGAGCGACAGCAAGGAGTATGACGACAGCGCAGTAAAGGCAGTGTCAGCACTGCAAAGGCGCTGGGGATATAAAGAAACAGGCTGTGCAGGCGAGAACTTCGTCCGCAGGCTTTATGAGGCATTGAAGTAAAGGAGGCGAAATTATGGTAAGGATCAGCGAGGAAAAGACCATATCTCTTGATGCCCCTAACGGTGTCAGGACAGTCGAGGCAACGCTTTTTGTATCGAATGTATCCAGCCTGCCGGCATATGACGGCCTCAGCGGGCGTATCATGGTTCCGGGCTCGGCGGCATTGATCCCCGACGAGGGCAGGGTGTTCCTGCTGGGATTCGACAATGAGTGGCACGAATGGGGAGGTGAGGAGTAAATGGATATAATCGATATCTTAATGAGCAGAAAGGCTGCTTTGCAGGAAATGGAAGCCCGAGGCGTTACGATCGAGCAGATTTCCACGATGCTTTATCAGATCATTGAGTCCGGCGTAATATCCGATGTTACTGTAGGATCTATTACTACCCTGAACGAGATCAATCATGGTGTAGGTTTTCGGATCTGGCTGGGTACGACCGAAGAGTATAATAATATCCTCGAGCCCCTGCCGAACGTTCTGTACATCAAAACCGACGACACCAGTGCCGAAGATGTGCTTGCAGCGATCGCAGCATTACAGCAGGCTGCAGCGGAAATGGATGGGCGGATAAAAGATCTCGGCACCCTCGACAGTACGATCCCCCTTCAGGAGATATTCAGTACCTACGGCGGAAGCGGGATCAAGGTCTACCGTATCGAGAGTACAAGCAATACTGACATATATCCGGCTGTTGTCGTAAACGACCCCAGAAGTTCTCAGGCTGCAGTTGTAACGCTGACGGTCACAGATGATAAAACGGGCGTGTTCGAGTTTGTATGTGGGTATAAGCGATATTACTGCACAGCTTTTTACTCCCCGGACGGCATATCGCTCTCCGGATGGGTATGCTTATCGAATGAGGCGGGCTGGTTTGATCTTGAAATATCCGGAGCGGGCTTCTCGGCAGGTTCGCCCGTCCCCAAATACAGACGCATCGGTACAAAGGTATATGTCAGAGGTCAGATCATTGTTGATATGGACGCAGTAACGGAGATCACAACAGTTTTTGCAAATCTTCCCGCGGGGTTCAGGCCTGCAAAGAGCACTTACAGGCTTGTCCCCGGAGAGGGCGACAGACAGGCACGTCTTTATGTAACTGCTGCGGGGACCATTAATATCAACTATTTTAAAACCTACTCAGGAGACACGGTCACAGGTTCCCATTGGGTGCAGCTTGACTGTGAGTTTCTTATAGACTAAGGAGGTATAGACTATGGCGACAATCAACGGAAATGATATTTTCTTCGGTATCGTGGGGATGGTCGAGAAGAATCTGATCGGAGAAACAGTCATTCTGCAAGCAGGTGAAGTCGGCACGGCGGGAACAGTCACAGAGATCGAGGAGGAATAAAAATGGCAATAGAAAAAACGGTATTCAGTGCAGGAACGATCAACGAAGTCGGGGCTTGGCTCATAGCTAACGCAACAGACTACTTTGACGAGGTAGCAATGAACGGGAGCACGATTGAGTGCAGTATCGGCGAACAGGTAGTGCTTGCAATCTCGTATTCGGGGAGTACGTCAGTTCAAACAAATCTCTCTATAACTCCCGTAGGGGAAGAAACCGCAGAAACACGTTGTTTCAAAAATTCAGCTACTGCGACGGGAAACATTCACACGGCGTACAAAACAAGCAAAGGAATACTTCTTGCTTGCTGGCAGAGTTATTCTTTGATAATCTGCAAAAATGCCGACGGAGACACTTGCCTCGTAATGGTAACATATCAGTATCCAACTTCTTCTACGAGCAACAAACCCCTTGAGGTATGGGATATTGAAAACTCGTCTGCTTCATATAAAGTTTTTGATAAGTCGTCACAGCAGCCGGCATCATTGCTCCCATACGACAAGGCGTATAACGGATCATCAATGTCACTGTTCCCCTTGATGACCGCGTCAGGGAAAACTATTCCCGGTGTTTATTGTTCAATAATCCATCCGTACACAAGTGAATATCTGATCGGTGGGATTGAGTTGCAGCTTGGCGCATCCGACAAGTATGCATTTACTGGGTTGCTTGCATTGGGGGAGTGATGAGATGCTGTTCGGGGAGCTGAAATAGGCGAAGCAGGAAATAAAAGCCCTTTTTCGGGGCTTTTATTTTTTTGCACAAAGAAATGGACTTTGTTTTGTGCAATCATACGAAAACGAGAGCTTGCGCAAGCAATGAGAATTTCATAAAAACAATAAACGCCTGGGAAATGATCTCAGGCGTTTTCGTGTCATATTTCGTGTCATATATATATTGAAACGTGTCATATTTTATTGAAATACAGATAATTTATCAAATTTGAGGGTAAAAGTAAACCGCGTATTTGCGCGGTTTACGCATCTACGCGGTTTGTAATTTGGTGGAGTATAGGGGACTTGAACCACGAACAGTGGTACAGCCCGAAAACCGGAAAGAAATTTTCGATAGGCAGACACAGCAGTCAGGACGTCAAGAGCGGAACGCTGAAAAGCATTATGAAGGACGCGGGGCTCGAATGAGTCCTCCCCCTTCAACTCTCACCGGTAGGAGTGCAAATAGGAGGTTACAGGAATGAAAACTTATGTTTATCCGGCTGTATTTACAGCAGAAGAAGAGGGCGGGTATTCTGTCCGGTTCCCTGATCTTGAAGGCTGCTACACTCAGGGCGAAACTGCTGAGGAAGCCTTTGAAATGGCCAAAGACGTTTTGTGTCTGACTCTCTATGGACTTGAAGAAGACGGCGAACCTATCAATCCGCCTTCCGATATTCGATCATTGGAGCTCGCCGGAAACGAGTTCTCCTCACTTGTTGACTGTGATACAATGGAGTATCGCAGATATTTTGAAAGCAAGTCCGTCAAGAAAACCTTGACGATCCCGAGCTGGCTCAACGCAAGATCTGAAAAAGCTCACATCAATTTCTCTGCAGTGCTGCAAAAGGCTCTTATGCAGGAGCTCAACATCGAGCAGCACTGACTCTCACCTCTTACCGCCCCGGGCTCAGGCTCGGGGCATTTTACTGCTTTCCGGTGATTGACATTATTCACTGTATGTGATATAATATATGTACACAATATGGTTTTTTACATAGGCAAGGAGGCACATATTATGAAATGCACTTGTGAAATAGAAGTCCTTTTCAAATGCGATCCTGATAAAAACACGACCTGCCGGAAAAGAAACTGCCGTGAATTTTGTAATAATACACTCGATCGTAAATATGCACAGTTGAATGACGAGGGAATACCGATCATATCTTCAATCGTTTTTCTTGAAGGATGTGTCGGAGGATTTGTAGATACAGACAGACTGTATTACAGGAACCAAGCAATTACAGGCGGCAAGTAAGTAAAAACTGCCAAAACAATTTTCCTGATTTCCTTTTTGGTTTTGCTTTGCATAAATGAGATAGCTTTTGTTGTCAACTCGGACGAAATAAATACATCGTCCCCGTCAATAAGATCAAGAAACCCGTTGTGTTGCAGCTCTCGGCAAAGATCGTTTAAATCCTCGATGTGGAATTCATTACAAACAAGCTTTTGTATATCATCAAGGTCACCGCAGTTTCTTGCATCGTCGCGCGGCATTTCTTTGTTTCGCCTTTTGTAATTAGCATACAACAGACAAAGCAGAGCAGCTGCTTCTTTTGTCATTTCAATATCCATTTAACATATTCCTCTCAGCCCTCTTCGGTTCTCACACAGCCGGGGCGGGGTTAATTTTTTTTATTGATCACCTTGTGGTTTTGTCTTGCTTTTCGGGTATCTCGGCATTTAATTGTTTAGTGTATGTTTTTCGAGGAAGTTTATCGGTCTTTCCGTCTATATGTTCAAATAGATCAGATTTTATGTCTGCCTTCATAGGCGCAAGAATAAAGTCGATGCCTTCTCTTCGCGCTTGTTTGGCCGCAGGCACAAAATCACTGTCGCCGGAAATAAGTATGATCTGATCGACTTGTTTTTTTATTGACAGAGAAGATATATCTATCCCTATTCTCATATCTACGCCTTTTTGTTCAACGTTTAGTTTGATGTCATTTTCGGTCAGATCATCTATGGAAATCTGCTTATTGATAAGTTTTTTAAATGAATCATACTTCAAATTATAATGAAGTTGATTTTCAGACAGTCTTCCAAGTCTCAGTGCGATCTTTCTGTGATGTTTTAGTTCTTCAAGAAAAGCAGTTGTCCATTTACTCTCATCGCTTTTTCCGAGTCTAACGCTTTTCTTAGTTATAGGATTATAAATGTTCCTGTCATCGGTGATCGGTGGGCAGTCGTAATAAAATATTCTGTACAGACATCTATCTTGATGTTTATCTGCAAGAAGATCCATGCAAAACCCGAAGAGTTCCTCTGCTCTATCCTTGGGATTCTTTTTACCGCATAGAGTAGCAGCCCTCTTTCTGTAAAATCCACCGTCAACAAGAATGGCTGTTCTTACTTGTTGCTTATGTTCTTGGATGTTTTTATTTTTCTCAGAGTCCATAACACACCCTCCAATAAATGAAAAAAACTCTTAGCCTTGTAACACCCCCTTATGGTGGGGGGAACTACTACTAAGAGTTTACCTTAATATTTGTGGTTTAATCCACACCCTTAGTATATGCTATAAAATTGAACATAATGTGAACACTGTGTTTCCAATGCGTTAAATGTGTAAAACAAGGGTGATAAAACGTACTATTAAAATGCATGCTTATTTCATCACCCTTATCCTGCGCCTTCTTCGGCTGATTCGTTCTCGTTCTGCTCGGCAAGCAGCTCGGCGCGGCCGATAATGTTATCCTGCTGGGGCTCGGTGAGCTCGTCGAACAGTTCTACAATTCGTTCCTGTCGGGGTGTGAGGTCGTGCTGAGCGGGCTTGACGGGTTCGGCGGGTTCCCTATAGATAGGCACATCATATCCCATTAGCCACGCTTCATTTACATTTAACGCAAGCCCGAGAATGGAAAGTTTTGTTTGTTTTGGCTCTACTTTTCCATTAACATATTGGCTTAGGTCGTTTCTGTTCAGCTTAACATTATATTTATCACAATATGGTTTAGCTAAATTCAAGATGTCTACCTGTTTTAACCCACGTTCATTCATTATTTGTTTAAGTCGTTCTGATGTTGTATGTCTTTTCAATTTAATCGCCTCCTTGAAATGTATTATAACACGGGTTGAACAAAAATTCAAGGGGATGATGAAAAAAGTTCAAAAAATTTGAATAAACCTATTGACAACTTGAAAATAATGTGCTATACTGCAATTAGTTCAAACGAGTTGGACAAATCTTTTAAGGAGGTGCAGATATGTCATATGATTATTCAAAGCTTGACGGGCTTATCACTGAAAAGTGTAAGACAAGAGCTGCATTTGCTAAAAAAATGGAGCTCTCAGAACACAGTGTATCCGTCAAAATGAATGGCAAAAGAGGTTGGACTCAGAAGGAAATAGGCAAGGCGTGTGAGGTGTTAGGTATTAAGTCCGAGGACATACCGTCTTATTTTTTTAAGCTTAATGTTCAAAGAGCTTAAACAAGAGAGACCTCAGCTCCAGCCTAACCACACAGAGCCAAAAAGAAAAGCACCCGGCAGGGACAGGGCGCGGGAAGCGAGGTGAGAAGGTGGAAAGAATCGACTATTTGAGAGTTGTCCTGATTTCCCTCGGCATCAGCCTGATCGTGAGCTCTCTGCTCGGACATTTACAAACAAAAAGAATGTTCCGATACATCGACAGCGTTCAGAACATTCTTGAAAAACGTATCAAAAGGCTTGCAGACAGAGTCAGCTCGCCAGCCAGGAGCCGAAGGAGTAAAGAAGATCCTTCAGTTCAGGAAACCAAAGACCGATGAGCAGGGAGATAGTTCCTGCGGCAAAAGCAAGTTGATGTGCTTTTTTCTCGGCCGCTTCGGCACGTTCCCGTTCTTTGGCAAGTTCCTGCTTGATATCGTCCATCCGAGCACACAGATCAGTTATTTGCTGAGCGATCTCCGAAGTATGGCGCTCGATCTCGACAGCATTCTGACGTATCTTTTCAACATCGTCGCCGAGGACGGCGATCTTTTCAGAGTGTTCCCGGATAGCTGCATTGCTCTTTCGGATGTCGTCAGCATCAAGAGTGAGCTGTTTGAGTGCTTTATAAGGCGCACTCATAGCTTTACTTGACTCATCAAGCCGAGCTGCGAAGCCGCTGAGATCAGGTATGTTAAAATCCATGGTATTCCCTGCCTTTCGTTTTTTATTATTATATCACGGGCAGGGGTAGAACGCAAGGAGGCGAGGAAATGATTCAGAGAATGCTGATCAAAGAATCCCCGGGAGGCCTGACGAAGCTTTTTTGGCTGAAGGGCGAAGTTGACTCATTTTATGTACAGTATAACGAAACTGTATTGCCGCTTTTGTTCTCGCTGAGGAAAGCAGAACTGCTGTATGACCTGATATGCGGGAACGATATGCCGCCGGAAAAAGAAAAAGAATGAGCTTCGGCACAAAAGCTCATTCTTCGGGAAAGGTGATTACATGAATGCGTTAACGTTTTTTCTTTTGGGCCTTATTATCCGACTTGCTTTTAAGGATGCTATATCTGCGATTTATAGAAGAAAAGCAGAGCTTAGAGAGCATAGCGTGAGGAGGTGCGGGAAGAAGGAGGTGAGGAAATGAAAGAGAAGCTGACGGAGCTGAAAGACAAAATCGATGACAAACTGACTGACCCTGAATTTGCCGGGTTCTCGTCAGGATTGGCTCTCGTGATCAGCTTGATCAGCCTGACGGCTGTAGTGCTGCTCGTTATGGCTTCGCATTAAATCAGATGAAAGGAATTTACAAGTGCAAGAATGAGAGCGAGAATTGATATAATAATCGCGATCCAAGACCTGAAAGAAGCTTTTCTGAGTTCTTCGTGATATTCAGAATAATGCTCATAAGCAAGTTTGCCGTCATTTGTGAGGACATACTTTTCGTCAGGCCGTAAAAGCGAATTTACTGACGGCTGCTCTTTGTAGCAGATCAGCCCTTTATCCATAAGAGCTTCAGCGCTGCTCTCATCGATGTGTAATGCACCTTTTTTGCAGAGCTTTTTAAGCAGTCTGGCTTCATAACGTGTAAGATTAAGATCAGTAACGGACATATCGGCACACACCTTTCGTTTTTTCTCAATTATATCACAGGCAGGGGCAGAAAACAAGGTGTTCAGCGCATACCGTACAAGCAACCCGTAATACATTATACCGAAAGGAGCTGACCCCGATGAAGCAGACCAAGAACCTGATCAAAGCAGCCCGAGTTATGCAGGGGCTCACCCAGACCCAGCTCGGGAAGAAGATAGGAAAGAATCAAAGCTGGGTGTCATACGTCGAAAACGGCGGCCTCGGCGATGCAAACCTTGCAGACGTCCTTCGGCTATGCAAGGTCCTCGGGATCTCGCTCACAGAGGCCGTAGAGAGCATAGCGTGAGGAGGTGAAATCAATGAGTGACGAGACCAAAGCGGGTATAGCGGCCGGAGTATGGCTCGGTTTCCTGGCGGTACTGTGCGCCAGGCCGGGCATAGTAAGCGCAATGCTGTTCGTCTTCGTGACAGTGGTTCTGGTGATGTACATTAAGCACGACTGGCAGGACGAGCAGCGCCGCAAGAGGATCAAGCGCCTCGTTGACGATGATCGCCGCCGGCTGAGAGAGGCGGAAAAATGAAAGGAGTTAAGATATGATATCAATAGTTATCGAAAAGAACGGAGCCAATCTGAATATCAAGGATGAAGGCCCGATGGATGTGGTCGTCGGCGCTATACGTGCTGTGCAGGCGATAGCAGCATCCATAGAACAGAACACAGGCGGGAGGGTTCCTGCCGAGGAGTCAATGAAAGAGATAGCAAAAGCGATCATCAGAAGTACAAAGACGTTTTCCGGGGCCATTGTGCTCGACATGAACGGCATTCACAAGGAAAGGCAGGAAGAGTAATGGACAAGATAACCCAAGGCAAGATACGCGAGCTCCACACGGCTTTCAAAACAGTTAAGGAGATCGCTGAGGAAGTGAATGTCAGCGGATCCGAGGTCGTTGCCGAGTTGGAAGCAATGGGCTACCGCCCGCGCTATGAAAAAGAAAAGCCTCAGCCCAGCGAGTTTCTGAGCAAGCCAAAGCGGGCATATAATAAGGTCCCCAAGGAAACAAAGGAACAGATCATTGCCCTGCGAAAACAGAGCAAGACTTTTCAGCAGATCGCTAATATGACCGGCATAAACCTGGCGACGGTAAAGAGCGTCATGCAGAGCCATTTAAAGGCAGAAGAAAAAGAGCCCGCACCGGCTGCCACCGATACGAGCTCAGAAGAAAAATCCTCTTATGATTATCATACATCATATTCCGAGAGTTGTCAAGAGGTGCAGCGGTTTATTTCCGGTCTCGAGGAATGGCTCACCGGATTCATCAAGGACGTTTACAACAATCAGTCGGAGGACTGGCAGCACGGCTATGATACCGGTGAGAAGCTTGCTGAGCTCCGCCAGCTGATCCGCCGAACGAAAGGAGAAGCCGTATGAGCATAGAGATCGGGACAAACTACTATGAAGAAGCAGTGAAGAAGCTCAGTGAAAAGGTGAGCGGGCTTGGGCGTGTCGGAGAAGTCATCTGCGAGCCTGTCCGCGATTGCCTGAAAAACTTCTGTGAGCAGAACGGCGAGTTCGCACAGGCCGTCGCCCAGGGCGGGAGTTTCAAAGGCTGCATCAATGAGATCTCAAAAGGCATCGGACAAGCCTGTTCCGATCTTGAAGTATATAAGCGGGCTGTTCAGTTCTATTTCAAGGGTGCTGACGTTCATATGCAGCTGACCATAGATCTCGGTGACGAAGGATTCTCAAACACGCCGAAGAGCATCGGGCTTTCGCTTGACAGCCTGCTGGATTTCTGAGGGAGGGCGCCGTATGGAAAAGATATTTGATACTATCCCTGAGCCGAGTGATGATGTTAAACGTATCGTCAACGATACGTTTATAGGCTATCTGTTTTACAGCAAAGACAAGAGGTATTATTACGACTGTGCCGGCGTGAGACGCTGTGAGAGGGTGATCAACTGCATCTGCTCGCACTGCAACGCTTCTTTTACAGTCAGCGAAGAAGAACTGACCACTTATCCCGAGGGCGGATTAAAGCACGGCTGCAAGGTGATTTGCCCGAAATGCCTGACGGAGACAACCGCAAAGCACAGGTCATACGGTAAGGGCAAGCTCAATGAGCATCACTATATCCTCGCTTTCTGCCCTCAAAACAAGAATAAAGTATGGATGAGAGGATATTACTGTTATAAGTGCTATCACAACTACGAGAACGGCGCCGAAAGCGAAACACCTGAGATCAAGTACATCGAAGAATACCGCTATCTCCTTCGGCCGAGGGAAAAGGCTCGGTGTTGGGAATTGCAGTACAAATATTCAAGCAACTACCGAGGAGAATGGGCAGAGATCAATCCGAGAGAACCGTTCCTGGGCGGTATATATAACAGAAATATATATGACATCGTATGGACGCCTGAGGAGGTCAGCAAAACATTTCTGAAATATATTGACATTGACACCTATTATGAGTATACGCAAGACTGGTATCATAGCTACAGCTTCAACTACTATTCACGGATGAATCCGCTCCCTGCGCGGTTCATTTGCGATTTTGCCCAATTCCCGATAATCGAGTCGCTCCTCAAAGCAGGCTTTGGAGAGATCGTCGCCGAACGCATTATAGGACGTGCCCCTCACTTGCGGTTGTTCGACTGGAACGCCGACACACTGAGAGTTTTTTTCAAAAAATTCTCGTTGTCCGAAGCTCAGGCGCTGAAAAACTCGGGCTATATGATGGGTAATCTCAAGAACTGGGCGAAATACAAAAAGCTGACAAAAAGGCCTCAGATTGAAACGCTGCTGTCCAACAGCAAAATATTTAACGGCCCGTCATCGTATGCAGTCTTTCTCGATCTCGTGAAGATAAAAAGACTTGACTATCACAAGGCGCTGAAGCTGATTATCAAAAGCAAGAGAAAAGAGATCCCCTGCTTCACAGCATTAAAGCTATACAAAGACTACCTCGATTTCGCTGAACGTATCGACTATGATATGTGCAGCGATGTGATCCTTTACCCGAAGGATCTCTACAAGGCCCATGATGATGCAACCAAGCTTATTAATGCGATAGAGCGAGAAAAGCAAGAACGCGAAATGAAGGAGATCACTGCAAAAAATATTGAAAAATATTCATTTGAGTACGGTGATCTCTGCATAGTTGTTCCAAAGACCATGGAAGAAATTATCGAAGAAGGGCAGAAGCTCTCTCACTGTGTTGGCGGATATGCCGAACGCCATTCCCAAGGGAAGACGACCATCCTGTTCATCAGGCGCAAAGACGCTCCGAGCGTAAGCTATGTCACGATGGAAGTCATCGGCAAGAAAATCAATCAGTATCACGGGTACAAGAACGATAGAGACAAGCCCCTCTCAAAAGAGGTCATTGAATTTGTTCAGATGTTTAAGAGGTATATAGCTAACCCTAAGGCGTATATGAAAGGAATCGAGAAAGTGAGGAAATCAGCATGAACGAGCTTATAAACGCCGATTACGAGCGGGCTTACACCCTGCACCGCCGTATCGTTATAAATGCGCAGACGGCGCAGGAATCCCTCTTTGAGGTCTGCAAGGGGCTCAAAGAAATGAGAGACACAGAGCTTTTCAAAGAGCTTGGATATAAAAATTTTAAAGACTATTCGCAAGCCGAACTGGGGATGACTTCCCGTAATGCCAACCGCTATATTTCCATAGCTGAAATGGTCGGGAAATCGGGGACATCGATGTCCCCAAATATCGGAACTACGCGACTTTATCTGCTTTCCACCCTCGCCGAGGAAGACAGAAAAGAGGTCGCCGAAAGCATTGACCTTGAAAACACTTCCGTCCGCGAATTACAAAAGAAAATTGACGATCTAAAAGCCGAAAAGGAGTATATCAAGCATGAGGCGGAGCTGGACCGCAAAGAGCAGAAACGTGCCAACGAGCTTGCTCAGTCCTTCAAAGAGGAATGCAGGCGCCGTGCCGAGGAACAGGAAAGGCTTGAGGGCCTTGTATCCAAGCTCCAGGAAGATATTAAGGACCTTGAGGCCCGCCCAGTAGAGGTCGCTGTTGAAAAAGACCCCGAAACAGAGAAAAAGCTTGCCAAAAAGGAAGAAGATCTTAAAAAGCTGAAAGACAAGCTGAAAAGGGCGCAGGACGAACTTTCCAAAGAGAAAGAATCAGTTCAGGCCGCTCTCGACAAGCAGGCAGCCGAGCACAAGTCCGAGACGGACAAGCTCGCCGCCGAAAAAGCTGAGCTCGAACGTCAGCTTGCCGTTAAACCCAAAGAGATCCGCGTGACCGTTGATGAAGACAAGGTCACATTCAAGATCAAGCTTTCGACCGCATATGAGGCGCTTATGCCGGCTGCACAGTTTGCTGCATCATCAGGCAATGACGAGTTCAAAGCAAAGCTCAATGCTCTTCTGGACGCCGCAAGAAAGGTCGTTGAAGGCAATGGGTGAGATCACCTGCAGAGATTGCAGCAAATTCCGTGCCTGCCTCGAATCGAGCAGGCTCTACCCCTGCAAGGACTATAAAAGGAGGATACGAGATGATAACTCTCGAGGAAGCCAAGAGAGCGTGGGAAACGAAGAAGCCGGTGGAGTATCACCACCCGATGGCAGTGAAGCCGGTGATATGCACGATAGGCGCGTTTGAAGTAAATAAGAGGCTTAACAGGCTGTCCCGCCTGATGCTGATACAGCCTCCGGGAAACAGCTACATCCGCACCAGGCCCGCTTTTGTTTCTCTCCGCCCCAGCCACAGCGAGGAACTTACAAAAGCTCTCGCCGATCTGGACCAACTCAGAAAGGAAGGTGTCGAGTTTGATTGATATAAAGCTTCATCGTCTGAAGCTCTCGCTCGATTATTACGACGACGTTATGAGCGGAGCGAAAAATTTTGAAGTCCGCAAGAATGACCGCGATTATCAGGTCGGAGATCTCATAGAGTTCCTGCCTTCCGAGCGCGGTGTTGCTCTCCCAAAGTGCGATGACCGTATCTTTCTCATTACATATATGCTGTCGAGTTCGCAGTTTGACGCTATCAAGGACGGATATGTTGTCTTAGGCATTTGTGAGATCAGGGAAGCCAAGCCGGAGGTGAGGAATAACAATGAAAGCGAGGAGGTCGCCCCATGAAAATTCCAACAATAATGAGCCTTGTCAAAAAGGCGAAAACAATAAATCTGTATATAAAGGATAATCAGCAGTGGATCAGCGATGGCCACGCTGCTTATGCGATCCATTGCCTTCCGCCGCTGGACGAAAACTCTGTATGCATCATAGCAGGCATACCCGAAGACAAGCGGGGAGACTACACGATCAATGCCGACGCCAAGTGGATACCTGTATTTGACGACAGCAGTATTGTTCACCCGACACTTGATAGCGGAAGTGTACTGATCACCCACGGCGGTAAAACTATGGCGGTTCTCCGCACTGCCGGCGACGTCGTCTTTTTCATCGACAGCAAATATCTCAGGCCGCTCGCAGATGTGAGGACAGATCCTCTGTCATTCCTGCTCATCGATGATGATACAGATCCGATGATCCTTGTAAGGGCAGGGCTTATAAATGTAGCTCTGATCCTTCCGATAATTCCGGGAGAAGAAATGATGAATGAGCTTGGATCAATTATCGAGGGGGCATATATAAAATGATCAAAGCTGAGATCATAAACGGTGAGGGGAATGTCCAGCTCGGCGGAAGAGCGGACAAGGTGTTCGCAGAAGCCGCTTCAATCTTGAAAGAGGTCGTGGAGCTTTACAGGGCCGAGGGGATGCCTGAGCACCAGATCGATGCGTATCTGAATGCGGTCAAGAACTACGCCTCGGGGAACATCCCGGAAAAATGAACAACAACAGGAAAGCGGGCCTCGAGTGCGGGTGCCCGCAATACCTTTATAATTTTACGCCGGCCCGGGCGGGTTTTGCGGGCTCGTAATGTATCATAACTAACGGACGAAACAAAATGACGATAGGAAGTGACCAGATGTGCGGTGCAAATATCGGGAAGTCAGAACAGTATGCGGGGAGTATCTCGATGTGGATATCTTTCCTGTTATGCAGGTCAAGTATAACGCCAAGCGAGGCAAGCGGTTCAAGCCCACCTCGGAGACAATGGCAAGATACAATCAGCGGAAACGGGAGACCAGGCTTGAACAGCTGGTGCTGACGAACTTCTCGGAGGACGGTCTGTTCTTCAATCCGACCTGGGACAGCGAGAGCCTTCCCGAGGATGAGAGAGAAGCAAAGCGCTTTGTTGTTAACTTTCTCCGAAGGCTGAAAGCCTACCGAAAGAAGAACGGCTTGCCTGAGCTGAAATACATATACAAGATCGAGCGGGGGAAGCGCAGAGGAAGGCTTCATTCGCATATGATCCTTAACTGCTGTGATATGCCTCTCGGAATGCTCGATGAGATCTGGGCAAAGGGCTATTGCTACAGCTCACGGCTGCAATGTGATGCGAGCGGCTGTCCGGGGCTGGCCAAGTACTTTTGCAAAGGCAAGGACAAGGATCCTGAAGAGGACGAGGATCTCGGGAACACGGTGGGCTATTCGTGGGTGGCATCGCGCAATCTTGAAAAACCCAAGAGGTTCAGCCGTGACGGCAGGGTGTCAAAGCGTCAGGCAGTTGAGATCTGCACAGGCGAGGCAGCGCCCAAGCCTACATTCGAGCGGCTCTATCCCGGATATGAGCTTGCGGAGGTCCGCTCGATGTACAACGAGATCAACGGCGGGTATTATATCACAGCGAGGATGCGGCAGATCAAGAGGAAGGGGGCACAGCAATGCAGGAACAGGAAAAGATCTTAGAGGGTATGAGGTACTGTTATGATCTGGAGTCTGTCGGCTGCGACCAATGCCCGATCAGAGATATGTGTGCAGAAATGGATGCCGACAGTCTCGGAGAGCTGTTTGCAGATATAGATAAGACGACAAGGGAGGAGAGCAGCGATGACATTTGAAGAGTTTGAAAAGAAAGAAGCCTGGCTCAACAGAGCGTATGAGATGCGGCGCGAAAGGCCGTCGCTTAACGAGGAATGGAGGGAACTCCAGCGCCTGCGTGATGCCTGTACCGATACCTCGGTCAAGTACGGCGGCAAGGGCACCAAGACGCGCAGCAATTCCACAGAGGTGAAGTATGTCCGCTTTGCTGATGCCTCCGACAGCTATTACCGCCAGCTGAAAGCAGACCGTGACCGCTATCTCAAAGCCAAGGAGGAGATCAAGCAGGCGATCAATGCACTGCCTGTAGCCTCTGAACGGGCAGTGCTGACCGCACGCTTCGTCAGGTTCAAAAGTCTTTCTGACATCGCCAAGATCACACATTATTCGATCTCTCATGTCAAGCGCCTCAAACGCCGTGGGATCGAGCATATCTGCATAAAAGATGATACCTAATGATACCTGATGATACCTTTTGATACCTTGACAAAAAAATTCGGCTGTGTTATTGTATAATTGGAAAAAATATAAAGTTTTCTTCCACCTATCGTCCAAAGACAGCCGTCGCACACCGGCTGTCTTTTTTATGGGGTGATCCTGTGTACATTAAGATCACAAACAGACGCATCACGCCAAACGAGAGCGATCCGCACCTGATCTACAAAGAATGCTTCCCAAGGCCCGAGCTCCGCTATGATGAGAACCAGCCCCGCGACGATTACGGCCGGTTCACATCCGGCGATCCGGGGTTGACTTCGGGCGGGGATAGTGGTATAGTAAAGTTAGGCATTAATATGTTTGACACTTCTGATCCGATTTATGTGGATGCCTTTAGCATTGAAGAAGAACCGGGTTTTGAAGATGTTTTCCTGCACGGTTCATCGACTCATGTTCAAATTACAAGAAACGGGAAACCTGTAAATCTTACGCCTAAAGAGTTTGCAGATGAATTAAAATCTCGGGGTTACAACGGCGGCAATATCCGCCTTGCATCCTGCTCGACGGGCAAAGGAGAAAACTCATTTGCACAGCAGCTTTCAAATGAGTTGGGAGTAAAAGTTAAAGCACCTGATGATGAAGTGTATTTAATAGCGGACGAAGGAATAATGTTTGTAGGTTCACAGTTTTCAAATACAGGAAAATGGAGAGCTTTCGATAAAGGGGTTGAGATATTTGACTGATATAGGTTTCTTTTCTGAAATGGGTTTATCTGCATATACCAAAGAAAGCATAAAAGATTATCTCACAGATCATGTTGATTATGACAAAACAGCTGTCATTGCTTATCTCTCTTCGTTCAAGCATTTTGCTTCGTGCCCGAAAAATGCGATAGACTGTATAACAGGCGAGACGATTTCTCCGAGTTTTTTGATCTATAAAGATGATGAGTATTGCTGGCCTGACTTTCTTATTTATCATATACGAAAATACAACATCAAACTTCCAAAGGAGTTTGTTGACAAAGTAATGAACAAAGCCGTCTGATCTCAGGCGGTTTTTTCATACCCAAACGAAAGGAGCGGGCTTTATGCTCAAAGCCTGTCAGTACTGCGGACGGATCCACGGCAAGCACGAGGACTGCACCGCAAAGCTCCGCACGCTTAGAGAGCGTGATGCAGTCCAGAGGGAACGCGAGAGCACTATCCGCACCTTCAGAAGCTCGGGCTCATGGCGAAGAAAGTCGGAAGCTGTCCGGATGCGCGACAAAAGGCTGTGCCTTGTCTGCTGCGATGAAATGAAGCGTCTCGGAGTATGCACAGGTGAGCTGATCGGCGCAGAAGTCCACCACATTATTGCGCTCGTAAACGATTTCGATAAACGTCTCGATGACGATAATCTTATCACTCTTTGCCGACAGCATCACGAGTCCGCAGAAGCCGGCGAGATGTCTCCAGACTATCTCAGAGCGCTTGTCTGCGCGGCTTCCGAGGAATGATCCCCCCGGGGGATGGGCTCGGCATCGCCCGGCACGTCCACGAC